CATTCAAAGGTTATTCTAGTCTAGCAGGTGAGTTTAGCGAGCCAGCTCTTTTTGACAAAGAGTTAGCACGACGCGACCTGCTAAACCATTTTTACACCCGTAAAGGCGAACGCCTTATGGCTCCTCTATATGGCAGCGTCATTTGGGACATATTATTTGAGCCTATGACAGAAACCAACCAGGAAATAATTTTTGCTGATGCACAACGTATTGTAGGACAAGATCCTCGTTGGAAATTGAAAGAAGCACAGCTTCGTAGCGATACTAATGGGCAAGCAATATATTTAGACATGCTATTAACCTATGTTCCAACTACATCAGAAGAAACGCTAACTGTAGCGTTTGAGACAAATACTAAAGGAAACAATCCATGAGTGATGCAATCAGACAAAGCAAACTCTTTGCCGCAGAAGACTGGAAAGTCATTGCGCAGAGTTTCCGCAATGCTGAATTTAAGAGTTATGACTTTGATACCCTTAGAACAGCAATGCTGGATATTATCAAACGCAACTATCCAGAAGATTTCAACGACTATATCCAAAGCTCGGAGTTTGTTGCTCTAATTGATTTGATCGCATTCGTAGGTCAGAACCTTAGCTTCCGTAATGATTTGAATAGCCGCGAAGCATTCCTTGATACAGCAGAACGCCGTGACAGTATTCTCAAGCTAGCACGTCAGTTGAGTTATCAACCACGTCGTAGTCGCAATGCTGTTGGATATCTAAAAATTAAAAGTGCAAGCACAAGCGAAACTGTTTTAGACAGCTTAGGCAACGATCTTTCTCGTCAGGTAGTATATTGGACAGCAACAACAGATACCGACGCATATGAAAAATTTGTGTTGGTAATGAATACTGCATTGAATTCAGCAACACAGTTTGGTAGTCCAGAAATAGTATATACATCAGCTGGTGGTCAGATTTCACAATACGGTTTTGCATCTACATTCAATGAATTCCCATTAATTGGGTTTAGTTCTAATGTTGGCGGCAACTCAATGGATTTTGAATTGCTCTGTCCTAAACTGCTTGACAATGGTGGTATAGAAGAAAATATGCCTGCATTGAAAGGACCTTTCAATGTTATCTATAAAAATGACGGTCTAGGTAACCTTTCACCTAATACTGGTTTCTTTATGATGTTCAAGCAAGGAAACCTGACTCGTTACGATTATATAATTGATGCACCACTTATCAATCGCGTCATTGATATTCCAGCAAGTAATGTAACTGAAAATGACATCTGGGTTCAAAGCATCAATGAAAGTGGAGAAGTATTAGCAGAGTGGCAACGTGTGCCATCAACAAATGGTAGCAATCTTTATATCAATGATCTAGGAAACGAAGAAAGAAATATCTACGAAGTACTAACAGGAAACAATGATTCTATCAGTATCAAATTTGCTGATGGTAATTTTGGTAATATTCCAACGGGTCTTATACGAGTTATCGTGCGTGTCGGTAATGGTTTATCGTACACGATTAAACCATCAATGCTTAAAGCATTGACATTTGGTATTCCTTATACCAGCAAATCAAATCAACAGCACACTTTAACAATTACATGTGATCTTGACTATACAGTTTCCAATGCCGAGACTGCAGATAGCATTGAAGATGTACGTACTAAGGCTCCGGCTTATTACTATGCACAAGACCGTATGATAACTGGTCAAGATTATGCTAGCTATCCAATGACAGTTAGCCCAGGCATAATGAAAATTAAAAGCATCAACCGCATACACAGCGGTATGAGCAGATATATCCAGGACAAAGACCCCACCGGAACATACAACGATGTTGATGTATTTGGAACAGACGGATTTGCCTACAGAGAAGATATCTCAGTACGTCATGAATATCCATATCCTCGAGGAAATAAAAGAGTATTAGACATTATCACTGACATCGAAGCAATGCTGTCAGACCAGGACCTGATTAATTTTTACTACAAGAACTATCCAAATATTTCTTTCGCGACCAAGCCAGCGTATTTCAATCGAGTTGGACGAGGAACAAACTACTGTCACGGATTCTTTACAAACAGTTATGGGCTTGATGTTGATGCAATCCTGAGGATTGGTGGTGCATCTGCTGATCCAAACTATAAACAGATCCGCCAGGGTGCAGTAATGCTACTTGAAGATAGCACAGATCCGGTTAATGGCCTGCGTTGGGTACCGGTTGGAAGAATTTACGGTAATGGGCTTGGTGTGCAAGATGAATATGGTATTAGCACTGGATTGAAGCCCAATGGCGAAGGCGTTGTGATATTGAATAAAGTTGTTGGTGATGGTTCAAAGTTAGTAAGACTAATCCCAGCACACGTGAAAACATTCACTACAGCGTTCAAAGAAACACTAAAGTCGTTGCTAGGCAATTTCCAAACATTTGGTATTGCGTATGACTACACTAACTATTCTTATAAAATAATCAATGCCGACAACATCAATTCCGGTGAGTTCAGCTTAACAAATAGTGGAAGCACAAGCGGACTTGGACTAGACTCAAGTTGGTTGATGTATGTCACCTATGAAGGAGATAGATTTGTTGTTAAGCAACGTGCTACCTCTATCATTACTGGTAGCGACAGGAAAGTTCGTTTTTACAATGAGAACTTTGTAAACTCACTTAATGCTGTTAAGTCAGATAACTCAAACGATACCATTAACTTTTTGAACAACAAGAAACCCAATGATCCTACAACCTATTTAGAAGAAGAGCAGTTGTTTAGGCTAAGCAGATACTATCGTTACGAAGACGGATACACTGACCCAACTAAAGTTCAATGTACCATTGCAGATATTGATACAGACTTCTTACCAGAGAATCCTTATGCATTTGAAGATCTAGTAGGTAATCGTACCATCAGTTTAGGCTGGCGCGAAGAAAATGGATTGCGTTTTGAAATGCCAGTAGATCCTGCTGTTCATCCTGTAAGTCGTGTTGTTCGTGGCCGAGCCGGATTAAGATTCCATTGGCATCATGTTGCTTCTCGCAAGCAAATAATTGATCCAGCACCTACTAATATAGTTGATACCTATGTTCTATTACAAAGCTATTACGATCAATATAGAGAATGGATCAATGCTGGCGGTACACCTACAGCTGAACCAGAAAAGCCAACAAGCGACGATCTGATTCAGAGATTCTTGTCACTGAATTCACATAAGAGCGTCAGTGACGAGATCATTTATCATCCAGGCAAGTTCTTAAATTTGTTTGGCGCACTAGCTGATAGCAGATATCGTGCTACATTGAAAGTGGTTAAAATGGCCGGCGCCAGGATAAGCGATAATGAAATTAAAAGTCGTATATTAAAGGCAATGGACGAATACTTCCTACCAGGTAATTGGGAATTTGGAGAGACATTTTATTACACAGAACTGGCCGCGTTCATACATAAGCAGTTAGTAGGAAATATTGCCAGTGTGGTGATCGTACCAACAGTTGAGGCAGCACGATTTGGTAACCTATTCCAAATCACACCAAACGAAGACGAAATATTTTATCATGTTGCTACAGCAGATAACATAGAAATTATTTCATCGATTACAGAAACAAACATCAGGGTCAATAATTGAAATGACTACCAATAAAAAGATAACAACATCATATCAGACTTATCCAGGAAACAAGGCATCTTCGGTGCCGGCAACAGATAGCTTATTGCCTGGCGTACACAGGACAACTCGTAATAAGAAATATCTTAATGCATTGCTTGGAGAGTTGACTAGCAAAGGTACGCTAGAATCATTTGATGGGTATATAGGAAGCCTGACAGGCAAGCTACGTCGTAAAGACGATATCTATCTTTCTAACAAAAATCGTTTCCTTATGGGTATCAAGTCAGACAGCGATGTAGTTGGCGACATTGTTGACATTGGACAAGAATTAAGCGTTAGAGAAAATGTTCCACTTAAAGATGCAAAACAGTTAACCGGAACTTCGTATGGTTTTGACCCAGCCATTGACCCAGATAAGTTTATAAACTTCCAGAATTATTATTGGTTAGCATTTGATTTGCCCACTGTGGCACTTGAGGCTGGTCTTGATGCCGGCGACCGGCCTGCGTTTGTTAACATTGCAACAGACATCATTGGAAAAGCATACTACACTACAAATACTCAAGCCAATGGACGTAAATTGACATTACGCAATGGTATGAAAGTATATTTCATACAGCGCGACCTTGGTGTATGGGAAGAGTCAGACTCATATCTGACCATACCATCAGACAGCATTGACCCTGTATATTATATCGTGTCAGGTGTAGGATCATCAATTAAATTGTTACCTTATGATTTGTATGCAAATGCATTAAGCCTTATTTCTGTTCTTACACCATTACCATGGGATAATAAAAACTGGGATAGGAATCGCTGGGACACTGATATATTAACGCCGGGTGGCAAGCAGTATGTTACTATTGCAGTAGGAAGCTCAAACTATAATGTATGGAGCCGTACTAATCGTTGGATGCATGAACAGACTGCATTAGAAGTAGCACGATTCCTTGATATACCAGATGGTGATATACTTGATATAAAAGATCGTGCGGCCAGACCCATAGTTGAATTCCGTCCAGATTTAGATCTATGGAATCATGGCTATCTAGGAAAGAAACATGTTGCTGTTATCACAGATAGCGTAAGCTCATTGAGTGCAATCAATGGGATAGTTAATCCAGTGATTGATGGTGTGCCTCTTGCTGAAAATGCAAGGGTATTGTTTTCAGGTGGTGACCCATCAATCAAAGATAAGACGTTTGTTGCAACAGGTGTTAATGTTGGCGTAGAATTTGTGTTAGCAAGCGATTGGCAACCAGTGGCAGGACAGTCTGTATTGATTAAAGATGGCACTAGCCTGGGTAAAACATATTGGTATAACGGTGACAGTTGGGTGATTGCCCAACAGCTTGAATCAAGAGGACAACCACCGCTGTTTAAGTTATTTGATGCCGCTGGCGTTCCAATCGAAAATTATGATGTAGCCGCATTTAGCGGAAGTAAGATATTTGGATATAGCACTGGATCAACATATGATAGAGAACTGAATCTGTCAATCGCATATGATAGTAGCTATAAGAACAGCCTAAGTAATAATATTGGCGCAGTATCTTTTACAAACTATCTTGCAGAAATTTATAAGAGAGCAGACAGCAGTCCGGTTAATCAGTTGAAAGATATTACTTCATTTAGTTATTTTAGAGAATGGAACGTATATAATTCACTCGAGCATCCAATTTGGAAATATAGTGCTGGCTGGAAACCTGTAAGCGAATGCTTCTTAGTTACTAAAAACTACTCCATTGATATCAACGAAAGCAACATCGTTGGTGGTACACTTCCTTTGAGAGGGGACCATTGGATTTTTAATCCTTCGTATAATTGGAATATATCAATGCCGGCTGTGCTGTCTTTAGACGGTGTAACAGATTTCTTTGTTGAAGAAGTATTTGCTGATCGTCCGCCATCAGCTTGGTATGATGATCTAATTATCTCTAAGATAAAAGATAACAAAATATATAATTACACCGGACAGCGTTTACAAGTTGCAAATCAGCGCGGTATTGTGTTCATTGATACTACTGATATAGAAGTATCAATTCCGGCTAGTATATTTGATGAGAAGCTGATCTATTTAGATACTGATTGCCGCCCAAATGATTATGTAATCAGATGGAAAATTGGCGACTTTAGATGGAATACTGCACGTGTTATTAATCGTCGTCGGGATGATCCTCGACGCCCGACATTATTAGTCAACGGAAAAGAAAAAAATACCGGAGAGTGGAGGATCGCATACCAGGGCGGAGTAGATGCGTATACTACACCAATTCTTGGAATCAATGTATTGGATCTAGTGCCAGGCGACTTAGTTGATATAGTTGTTAAAGGAAGCATGGTGACAGACATTGATAAAAATACCGATATATCAAATCTGTCAAAAAATCCATACAACGAAATTGTTGTAAATGGTGCATATGGTCAATTCTTTGATCATTTCAGATCTTCTATCGCTAAAACAGTGATGCCTAGATTTATAAGTGACGCATATCATTATGGAACGCAGGTGCCAAGATTCAGTTTAACTGAAGGATTTAATCATTCTTTTGGTGATAATGATTGGGACTTTGTAAAAGGTAACATTCCAGTTGGAAATAATATACTGTTGCACAATGCACCAGCTAATAGATATTTCTGGATGATGAGAGCTGGAGAACAAGGATCAGCATTTCCTTTGCTCGAAGATGCACGTAAAGCATACGGTAACTTCAAGCTGAAGTTCTTGCAGAAAATCGAACGACTATATCTGGACCAGGACATTTCAAATGTACAAGCGGCTGTAGACAAAGCTCTGTCAGATATATTTGTTGGCCGTAACGAATCATTCAGATATGCACACAGCCACATGGTTATGTGGGGAGCACCCGACGCTGAAAAAATTTATACCTTTGCTGATTCAACAGCACAGTTGGCTATTGACGGTGATGATGCTGATCCAGCAATAGTTGATATTGTTGACGGAGAAGATGCTGATCCAACTCCGCCAATTACTATATTAAATGGCGGCCTGGCA